ATACAAAAAAAAAATCTCGTATATTGCTACACGAGATTTTTAAGTATTGTAGATTTTTTTAGTAAACAAGAATACAACGATCAGGTTGTAAAGTGACTGACAATGTTGCCAAACCATCTTGACCATATTGTGCTTGATTCCAAGCTGACTTCGTAATCATACAAGAGTCCAATATCCATTTTTCAACCACTACACCCGTTGGGTCTAACATTTCTAGATCCACATTCTTTTTATATCCTGCGGCGTATCCCATACGACCTGTGACAGATTCCGCATGTAATCGTACCCACTCCATAAGAGCTTGTGTTGCCGAAGGTCCAATTGGGTCTCTGAATACTACGTTCATAGCGTTCCATTTAAACCTACCAGCTACATAGGTTTCTGTGTTTAGGAAAGGGATTGCCACAGATGTGATATCAATCGAAGGTCTATCCGTCGATTCAACAAACCATTCGTTAATCCCAAGGGTAGAGTCAAATCTTAATATAAATCTATTTACTCTTTTCGGTTCGTATGGAACCGGCATTTTCATCAGTAAATCTGCCATTTTATTTTTTTTTGATTATATTTATAGTCGTACTTTTTAAATACACTTAATAAATATATCCATGCCTAAAATATTTTACGACAGATCAAAATTTATTGAAAAATCAAAAAAATTATATTCTGATAAATTCAATTATGAATTTGTTGATTATGTAAAATCCACTATTAAAGTGAAATTAATTTGTAATTTACACAATTACAGTTTTATGCAATTACCTAGTGAACATTTACGTGGTAAAAATGGTTGTAAGTTTTGTTTAGACAGGGTTACAAATACCCAAGAGTTTTTAACCAAAGTAAAAAATAGGTTTGGGGATCTATATGACTACTCATTAACTAATTATGTCAATTCAGAAACCATGGTAAAAATTATATGTCCTGTTCATGGGATTTTTGAAAAACTTCCTTCTCAACATATGATTGGTCAGGGTTGTCCTTCTTGTAGTAGGAGTAAACCCCGTTCTAACACTGAAACTTTTGTTACTAAAGCAATTGAAAAACACGGAACTTATTATGATTATTCATTGGTGCATTTTATCAAATCTACAAAAAATGTAAAAATCTTGTGTCCAAAACATGGTGTTTTCGAACAAACCCCTTCGAAACACTTGTGCGGGCAAGGTTGTAAAAAATGTTCAATTGACCGAAAGAAAGAAAAGTTTAGTTTAAATGAATCTGAATTTATCGAAAGATCTGAAAAAATTCATTCTGACAAATATGATTATTCTCTTGTGGAATATCATAACTCACACACAAAGATTAAAATAATTTGTCCAACACACGGGATATTCGATCAACTCCCCTACGATCATTTATCCAAACATGGGTGTTCAAATTGTTCATCTAGTGTGTCCAACATAGAAAAAGAAATCAATCAATTTTTACTTTCTTGTGGTGTTCAGACAATCACATCATCACTATCCATAATTCCACCATATCAAATAGATATTTTCATACCTTCACATAATCTGGCAATTGAGTTTAATGGTCTGTATTGGCATTCTGAAAATAAGGTCGGAAAGAATTATCATTTGAATAAAACCCAAATTTGTGAACAAAATAATATACGACTAATTCACATCTTTGAAGACGAATGGTTATTCAAAAAAGACATTATTAAGTCCAAATTAAAAAATTTGTTAGGTCTTACCTTGGACAAAGTATTTGCAAGAAAGTGTGTTATTAAAAATATCGATCCCCAAACATCGTCCATTTTTTTGGATACACACCATTTACAAGGAAAAATCAATTCCAAAATTAATTTAGGTTTATACTATAACCAAGAATTAGTGTCTTTGATGACCTTTACAAAACCAAGGTTGGGTATCGGTTCACACCATAGTGGGTATGAATTAAGTAGGTTTTGTAATAAAACAGATACAATAGTTGTAGGGGGGGCTGACAAATTACTTAATCACTTCATAAAAAACTATCACCCAACTCAAATAATTAGTTATGCAGATCGTCGTTGGAGTCAGGGGCATTTGTATCGTAAACTAGGGTTTACTCAGACCAATATTAATAAACCAAATTATTGGTATATCATTGGAAAAAAAAGAGTACATAGAATGAATTTTAGAAAAGAAAAATTGAAAAAAGAAGGTTTTGATATTAAGTTAACCGAAAAACAAATTATGGTTTCTCGAAATATTGAAAGAATTTTTGATTGTGGTACAATTGTGTTTTTGAAGAAATTTGAGCGTTGAAAAATTTTTCTATTTACTTTGTTTTTTTTTCGGATATTCTCTATTAGAATCTGGTTTTTTTCCCGCTCGCGGTTGAATATGTCTTTAATATAGGTTCTTTAATAAATTCTTGTTTAATTTTTTCTAAGTTTCTTATATCATCATCTGAAAATCCAATTGTAGGTGTAAATGTTCCTTTGACATTGTCTTTCAAATAAAGTTTTTTCTTCAATTTTTTTGCATGTCTTTTTACATAATCAATAAATTCTTGTAGTGCTTTTACTTTGAGTTCTTCAGGACTAGCTGCACTATTCTCACTTCCATAAGACACAGGATAATACTTATTCAAATCCATATAATAATTTATCAAGTCTCTTGTGTTGATTCTATTTCCTGATACCTTTCTATATTTTTTCAGGTTTTTAAGTAATAAATCTTTGTTAATTCCATTATGATTAGATATAATCATATTGTATATGGCTTGCTTTATGGTGTTTGGGTTATGTCCTCTAGCCGTAATAATTGAAAAAATAGAACCATTATTAATTGCTTCTACAAAGTCGGACCATACTGGCCCAGGTTTTCCCTTCATACTGTCAATGATAAATTGTCTGTCTCCTTCTGTTCTAAAATTACGAAAGGGGTTTTGAGCGTAGTCCACAATGGTGGTTCCCTCATACGGGAAATTTTCCTTACCTATAATTCCACGATACTTAGCAAAATCTTCGGTGGACAATCCAACTTCAGATCCTTTATCATCAAGAACCATAATCTTGGTCGGCATATGCATTATGTTATCATCCCAATCAAATGCATAATACTTTAATTCGGGGGTTCCGAAAACATCGAAACCCTCCGAAATTAAAGCCTGTTTGGTGTGTGAAATCATTAACTATTAGATATTTTCAAATGACGCTCCGGTTGGAGTTATCAAGAACTCAATATCAATAAATTCAAGTGCCTTAGTTGGTTTTAGATAAATTTTTCCTGAAAGGGTGTTTCTATCCAAATCCTCAGGTGAGTTACTTACGGTTACTCTGAAGTCATAAAGACCTCTATCTCTTCTGATAGCATCCAAGATCGGATTAACACTATCCAAGAAATCCTGACGAACCTTAGCATCGTTTTGTTCGAACAACAATCTTACAGCAACCGCAGAAATAAGTTTTCTAGCTTGTAGTAACAATCTTCTCACATTAATTCTGTTCAATGCTGTGTCGGATATTTGAAGAGTTTTATTACCCCAAATAACAGTACCAACATCCGAGAAAGTTGCGATAGGATTGATACGACCTTGATACAAAGTGTCTCTATCTTCTTGTGTCAACTTCTTACGAGCTTTGATGGCATTGACCAAACCACGTGTGTAACCCGCAGTTGCAAACCAAGGGAATGCGATGTTATCAGTTAATGCTAAGTTTCTACAAACCTCGTTGGTTGGTGGAATATAAATTTGAGTGTTATTAACAGTATCCCTTACAAGTATCCAAGGATAGTAGGTAGCTGTATAGTTAGAATCGATACCTGTATTATCTAAGTTATCAACAGCTTCGGTAGGATAAATGAAGTTATCGTTACTAGTTGGTAAAAACACATTACAATCAGGTGTGGTGACGATATAAATCGAGTCGGCTCTCTCGAACGTAATCATCGAAATAGCGTCTTCTACAAGATTTGAGTTATTAACATAGTCAATACCAGGGGTAGCAAATACATTGATGTTTGTGGATTCAGGGTTATTGAATGTACTAATACCCAACAAATATGCATAGTAGTCAGTATTAGTGTAATCTGTGAAGTTTGAAACACTAATAGGTTTAAATGCCCCCCACCCTGTGGCATTCGGATATCTTGTTGTTGAACAAGCACCTCTCTGATATCCAGCACCACCGAGTATAAAACTATCACCATTTGTACGATACTCACGATAGACATCCCAACCATCAAAACCCTTTTGAACTAAGAACGTAAACTTACGAGCTTGGATCTGATAGTAAGGGTTTTCCGAAGTTTCGGGATCGGATTGGAATGACGCATCACCACACTGGAATGCTGGGGTTCCCGAAGTTGGTCCTACAGCAATTTGAACAACAGTAGCCCCTGAGTAC